TCTAACCGAGTTAGACTTCGTAGAGACTCGCTCTCAGGCTTTCAACTCAAATCTCCACAGGGCGTTTGTTTGTTGACACGTCACTAACTGCATGGAAGACACATTAAGGCGTGATGTCCTCTTGTGTTTTGACCACGAACTGGTAGGCCTTGCCCGTGCCGTCGATGACGCCTCGGTAGCCGATGTTGGCACGGACCAAGTCGCCTTGACCACTCAGACCAACCTCGTACGACTCCTTGAAGGACACAGGCGTGAGAAGCGCGATGCTGTTGTTCGCACCCTTGGTCGCAGTGAGCGTAATGCTCTGTGACGTGACCGACTTGAAGAGATCGTAGTCCGCGCGAGACAGGAAGTCGCGAGCCATTGTCCATGTGACGTCGCGCTCGCCGAACTTGACGTAGTCAGCACCACGACCGGTGTTCTTCAGACGGAACTGCGGCTCGGCGTTGTCCTCGACGGTCCACTCGAAGGTGTCGGTGTCCGTAACCGTTGACCCTGTGGGGACCTCGATGATGTACTGACCCATGCCGAACGGCACCGTTGTAGGCCACGTAGGCGTCGGCGCGGACTGAGTTGCCTCATTACGTGCAACGACGCTGCAGCCAAAGTTCAGGATACCGTTGTTGATCGTGAACTTGAACGATCCAACAGTGACACCTGTGTAGGCGAACACCTCGCCGGCGCGAACGATCGTGATCGACAACGTCTCGGACGGCGTCGCTGCTGAGTTGCCGACACCTGTGTAGGTGAAGTTGGGCGTCGAACCCGACTTGATGATCGTGGTGCGCGCGGCGTACAAGAAGTAGATGAGGCAGTCTTCCAAGGCCTCCATCTCGATGTCGCCCTCGGCATGCTCGTTGCCGGCGACCGCGCCGATCGCGTCTGCCGACTGCCTGATGGGCCGACGGAACTGAGTGTCTTCAGTCTGCGTCAGCGTTTCGTTCAGGAACGGGATGTACTTGGTGGGCGCCGCGTATGTACCAGACGTTGCTTCGATCGCTACGCCCATGATGCCTCCGGCACCAATGCCCAAGCCTGCCATTACTCGTCACCCCCTGTGGTGTCTTCGTCGGTCGCCACAAGCATGACTGTAACGTCAACGCCCTTAGGCAAACCGGCCTGTGCGAGTGAGAGACCACGGAACACACGGAAGGCTTCTGCCTCCTGCTCCGTCACGTCTCGTATTTCGCCGGGCTGAAGGACACCGAGACCGTCCACGGTCACAGCCTCCTCGCGCCGCGACGCAAGTTGGAACTTCATGGTGCCTCCTAGGCCAGCCGCTGAAGGCTTGTCTTGGTTGTGTTGGTCCAAACCATTGACACGGCATTGTACAAGGTGCCCGGCCGGGCTGCATAGCCCGGGTCGAGTTCTGTGCAGAAGCCGTGGATGGTAAGCTGCCGTGTTCCGTCCTTGCTGTACAGGCGGATGTGGTTAACGTGCAAGTAATTCTTGATGCGCTGCGCGACGTCGTTACAGTCGATTCTGGCTTGCTGCTGTTCGTTAGACACCTTAGAGTGGTACAGGATGATACCTGTGTCGATCTCCATTAGGGTCATGTCGGGAACGCCTTGCAGCGCACGACGCTCTCTGCCTGGTTCTATCGTAACACAAGGTGTACGAGGCAGTAGAGTCTGATCTCCAAACCAGACATCCTTCAGCCCAAGCTCAGCCTTGGCGAGATCCAAGATCTCGTGGAACCGCAAGGCGACCTCCAGCGTGCTGTCAGACAATGCATAGGGAGCGCTCATCGTGTAAACCTCCCATGTATGATCGTCTGCTCAATCATCCACTCCAAGAACACCTGCTGAATGTCATCGATGTCCTCCTCTTGGAAGACAATGAAGCGTCGCTGAGGGATGTGTACTGCTCGGTGTCCACCCGCACCACGAGCTTCATCTAACAGTCTGAACGCTTCCTTGATGACTGCAAGCCCACCAGCTCTACGGCCAAGGCTTCTCTGGGCGGCCTCTACGAACGGTCCAAAGCCGCCGATGCCCTGTTGGTGGATGGCACCATACCAAATGCTGTCAGGCAGTCCACGGATCGTCGCACTTGTGTTGCCCACGTTCCAAATGCTGAACTGGGCTACGCCCCGCTTCAGTGCACCCGTGCGAACCAGAATCTTGTTGCCGGCGCCTTGCTTCGCTCTGACCTCCAGAGTATACGACGCCAGAGGTTCCCACTTCTCAGGACGTCCGCCCACTTCAAAGTTCTTCTGAAAGGACGGAATCATGACCTGCTTGATCGAACGCTCCAGCGGCTCCTTGAACGAGCTCAACGCCAAAGCCATGCGGTCAATGTCCTTGGCTACGATGCCTATGGAGGGAGTGATCTGCCAGCCGACATTGATGTCCTTGTCGAAGCGCATCCCACCGAGCGCTAGCTTTATGTCATGTTTCGAAATCGGTCCGCTGTCAGCCATCTCCCACCTCCTCTACTAGAACACCAAGCCCATCGAGAACTTTGCGGGGCCCAGCGATGGGTCGTCACGCGTTGGCTCCATGGCAGAAGAAGCGTCTGTTGGATAGAACACAGGTCCGATGCTGGAAACTGGATCTTCACCAGGAATGTCGATCGTCCCATCGATGATGCCCGCAACGATCAGCATTGCGTTAGCTTCCAACAGTGCAGCGTAGGCAGCATCGCCTTCGCCAATCGACTCGCTGTACTGTCGACGATACGCCCATGCTACGAACATTTTGGCAATGGCAACGCGCACCAGTTTAGGCGTGGTGGTTTCGTCAGTCCAAGCGCTCTGGTCAGGATAGGCAACGGCAATGCGCGCCAGGATCTCTTCTTCGATCTCTGCTAGTAGATCCAGGTTCTGAGGCACGAAGGGATCCTGAAAGGTGAACTTGGTGCCTTCGACCCAAGCTTGCGCTTCTCGAACGCTGATCCTTGCCACGGTTTCCTCCCTCCTGACAAGTATCTGCTACGTCCACGACGGGCCGCTGACTCTTTCGTCCCCTAAAGAATCAGCGGCCCCGTCTCACTACGCGTCAGGTAGTAGAAGTACCCGATGCGTCCCCGCCCGTGCCGGCGTTCGAAGTAGCACCCTTTGCTGGCACAATCGCAGCTTCGCCCGCCTCGAGTGCCACTTCGGTCGCTGCCGTGCCAGCACTGTGCGACCGGTCTCCGGAGTCCGCCACCACAGTTTCCTCCAGAGCACCAGCCTCCCAGAGCTGAGCCATCTGCTTCTGGTCGTTGATGGTCACGATAGCGCCGGGCTCGAAGACGTGCAACTCGCCGTCGGGGGCACCGTACTCAATCCTTGTTGCAGCCTTCCATGCCTTAGCCATGTTTCTCGCTCCTTACGCGATCGCGTTCTTGATCAGGTAGCCGGCGATGGACTTGTTGGCGTCCGCCGTACCGGCGTCGCCCAGAGCCGTGAGCTTGAGGTCGTAGCGGCGGCGGCACCGAATGAGGTCCGAGACACGCTGCTCTTCGCGCCAGCGGTCAACGAACTGGCGACCCCACGTGAACTCGTAACCGTAAGCCGGAATCCGCAGACCCGGTCGCGGAGGCACGTACGCAAGAACGACGTCCTTGCCCCACACGTAGCCGAGCGTCGCAGGCTGACCCTCGTCGGCGGAGTTGAAGCCGCAACCAGGAACTACGACGCGCTGAAGGCCCAACACCGAAGCCAGAAGCTCGGGCGAGAAGATGGCTCGCTCCGAGTACTTGATGCGCTCTAGATAGTCCGGGTGGTCTTCCAGAGTTGTCATCACCTGATAGGGAATCACCCCCAACGTCGGCTCCAGGAAAATACGTGCGTGGATTGCCGACTTCGCCGTCCGGAGGTTCGAGATCGGATCCGAGTTGGCGTAGTCGTTCCACTGTGCCGTACCAACGAGCGTTGTGGTGTTTGTCGACGCGTAGTTCGCCGCGGTCGTGGCAAGCGTCTTCATGGCAAGCTCACGCCCGAGCATGATGCGCGAAGTCACGAGCTCGGTACCATCGCGATCCGGAGCCAGCGGAGCGTCAGAGTTCTCGCGCTCCTCGTCGGTCACGGCCACCTGGAGCGCGTGCTCCTGTGCGTAGTAGGTGTCCAACGACACTTGGAGCCCAGGAATCTCGTTGGCAATCGCACCGGGCGCACGAACGTCGCCGCTCTCCGGCAGCCACATTTCACGGCCGAAGATGTAGTACTTGTCCGACTGCTTTCGGACTGTCACCGACGGAAACAGCTGGTCGCCGGCCATCTGGGCACTGTTCGGCCATGCAATGGAGATGTTCGTGAGAACTTCATCAATGTGAACGTTACCCGACCCTGACGGGTTGTACACTGTCATTCCGGTTCACTCCCTTCAGGGTTACGGGGCCACTAGGCCGGGGGTCAGAAGGACGTCGATGAGGTCGCCGGCGTCCACAGTTGCCGGCGCACCAACGCAGATGCCGACAACCTGGTTGGTCGACGCTGCGATCACAGCACCACCAGCGTTGCCCAACGTGATACGTGCACCAACTGCGATCGAAGTTGCGGTCTGCACGACGAGCTTGGTAATACCCATCATGCGAACGTTGGCAACTGCCTTGCCGGTTGCAACCTTCGCTTGGTCGATATCCTCCTGCACGACGCCGAGGCCGATCGTCGTCGCGGCGACGTTCAGATCGATGTGGTCAGTCGAAGCGAACTTTACACCGCGGAACTTGGTCACACCCGCCGCGTTCGAGCTGTTGTACGTCGAAAGGACCTTCCAGCCCTTGTCAATGACCATGTTTCCACCGTGAGCCATTGTCTATGCCCTCCCTTATGCCCTGAACGCGAAGGACTCGTCGCGGTAAGCGTTATACAGCCTAACGTCGTCTCGCGACACCTTCTCGACGGCGTCGGCATACTTCATGCCAGCGGCGACGAGCTCTGCGGTACGCTCGCTGAAGATCTGTGACGCCGACTTGTCGCGGCTGTAACGCGTGCCGGACTTCGCGCGCTCCCCAAGCTCCACCACAAACGCCGTGGTGTTCATCATGTGCTGCATGAGCTTCCAGAACTTCTCGCGACCCGCCTCGGACATCTCGACCACGCAGTCGTGGATGAGGTCCTTAGTCGCCGGGGTGACGATGAGGTCCGAGCGGTCCAGCTCGCCAAGCTTGTTGGCGATCTCCTGCTCCTGCAGCTGCTTGTTCAGCGTGGCGGTCTGCTGCATCTGCCCCTCCAAGCCAGCGATCAGATCCTTGACCACGGGGTTGGAAGCCGCAAGCTCCTTGAGCGTATCCGACAGAGTCAGCGTCGGCGGCGTCGGTGCAGGGGTTGGCGTCGGTGTGGGGGTAGGAGTCGGAGTCGGCTCGTTGAGCTTCGCCATGCGCTCGCCGAACGCCTTCCAAGTGTCTTCGTCGCTAGTGGTCTCCGGCAGACCCAGGGACTCCCGGAGCTTCTTCATATCCATGTCATCCTCCACGGGAGACGGGTTCGCCGGAAACCCAAACGTCAGGTCCGACAGATTGAGCGGTACGAGGTTCTTCAGGAACGGCCTGTTGGTGAGGCCACCACCGAAGATCACGTTCTTGTGCGTCTTGCCGAACTGGTCCGTCCACTCGGTAGTGAACGTCGGCGAGAAGTACCGGTACTTCTTGTCCTTGATCAGCTGCGCGGCGTCCTTGGTCCATTCAACGTACAGCTGCAAACCGTCACCCGCTGCGCCGTCAGTCTGAACCTTTGCGGCCTTTACCCAACCCGCCGCCTCACCGTTGAACATCATGTGATCATAATCGATCACAGGATCGACGGTACCTAACGTACGCTTCATAACGCTGTCAGCGTAAGCCTGCAGGGAGTTCTGGCCGAAGTCCATGTCGCCGTAGATGGGGTGTTCGACCTTGTCTTGTAGCGGCATTGCGTGGAGCCAAGTTGACGTCTGACCTTCCGCAAACTTCACATCGGAGAGGTCGATGTGATAGCTGAACTTATGAGCCATAACCCCTCCTTGGTTGCTGCTTCTTGGTCGACTTCTTCGGCGCCGCCTTCTTTGCGGGCATAGCCTTCTTGCCCTTGCCACTACCCGACTTCTGCGGCACTTCGATCACCCCTCTCGTTCACCCTATTGTACTATAAGGACCCTTGGGTACACACGACAGTCGTATATCCAGGGAAAACTCACTCTACTGTCCGCCCGAACGATCGCGACCCTGCGATCGATTGCCAGGGCTCACAGGTGGTGTGCCCTTCTGACGTGGCGGTCCGCTACGGCTCGGCTTAGGCTTCTGAGGCTTGTTCGGATCGCTTGTGCCCCCCTCGTCTTCCTCTTCCTCTGAACCGTCAACTACGACGCGTGACGTCGCAGGATCACGCGCAGGTAGATCAAGTTCCTTGCGGAGGAAGTCCTCTAGCGGGTCATCAGGCACGATTGCACCAGCACCAACGAAGTTTCTGAAGGTGAACGACATCGTGCGCAGATCTTCCTGCTCACCAACGCGGCGAACTCGCAAAAGCGGGTAGTTGCGCGTCGCACCTAGGGCGAAGTTCATATCGACAAGCTGCGGAATCACGTGATGGTTGATGATGTCGCAGATTGTCAAGGCGATGTAGCGCGTCGACTTGAGGAACATGTCAGTTGACTTGGGATCGACGGATGAATCCTCGAGGAACGGTGCCAAAATGTTTGCCATGATCTGCATATTGTGATGCTGGATGCTCTTCAGACAGTCAACCGGCTGCCCTTCAAGCTTGGCAAACATGATTTCCCAACCTGGCGGAATGACGATGTGCGAACGCTCGTTGGTTCGTAGGTTTCGACCCAACTCGTCCGCCAAGCGTTTGTCGTCCTGACTAAATCCTGGTGGCAACTTGATGATCGGAACACCGATTCCGTGGCGTTCCTTCTGGATCGCGTCGATCTTGTACAGTGTGTCCTTGTAGAAGTAGTGCTTGTACGCGGATCGAAGCACCGAAATGCCACGAAGATCGCCAGCTTCCGCCTCCAATGAGAAGATGGCCAGCTTCTCAATGGGAATGTAGATGCCATCTTGTGGAAGGCCTGACATCTCGGTGGGCTCCATCACTACGCCATCAGGTCCACCGTCGTCATCGTACACCCACTGCCTTACATCCAGTGGGTGCCGTGGTCCCAGCTTGCGCAAACGCACCTTTCCGTCGCGCACCTTGTCTTGTGGACCGAACGGTGCTACGTACACTTTCTCGAAAACCATGTGCCCGAACTCGCACATGAGCAAGATGTCCTGCAGAAGGTTCGACCAAGACACGTTCAGCAGCGTGAAGAGGTTCTTCTCGACGAACTCCGCAATTCTGCGGTCACGATCTGTCTCGGAGCCGGCTTCAATGAACCAACGACCAGCCTGAATCGGCGTCTTTAACAAGCGCAAAGCTCCACGAACGATGCCGTCCTGACGCTTCATTCGGTAGTACTCGCGCAGACCCATCTTGTCACGGAGCTTCGGATTCCACTCTTCGCGCGTCCACGCCGTAAACGGCGACGGTGAGCTGTAGCCCAACTCACGAATGGAGACCTTCTTGTCTAGCTCATCAGTACGAGGAGCCATGATGACATAAGAACCATGTGCAGGATCGTGTCGGGCATCAACGACATCCAGCGTCTCAAGGGCTGCACGGAAGCTGACTTGCTTTCGTTCAACGTAGTCAGCAAGTCCTGCGGAAGCCTGGTTGTACCAGTTCTCATACAGTTCCTCTGGCGGCTCGTAAACATACTCAGGATCTTCAATGCGCACGCCTTCGGGAGCACGGGGCCCCACAGGGCTGTTGTCTTCGGGCTTCCCGTTCATGTGTGCTCCTAGAAGTCCATGTTTTGGTTGAAGTAGCCACCATCCGCCACGCCGCTGGTGAAGAAGCTTGCTACTGTTGTTGCGTTGTTGATGTCGTAGACGTCCGACAAGTGCGTGTGCAAGCCCAATTCAAAGCGGTGCATGAGGCCGTAGCGAATGGCATCAAGTGCGTGGTCGTCAAACCTCTTGGCAGCCTCGCGTGGGTTCACCTCAGGCCGCGCATCTACCGCTCGGTAGTTATTGAACTCCCGAATAGTGTTGAGGCAGCTTGGGTCGATAGTCAACCACGGCTCTTGCGCCGGCGTGCCGTACTCGTCCTCGTACAAAATGCTGCCGTCTGGTAAAATTACGTCCCGCGGCATCAAGAAGCGTTTCACCAAGTCTATACCCTGGCGCCAGTTTTCCTTTGCCTCTGGCATGGCCCAACAGCCTACTAACTGCTGCGACACCGTAATGGCCGCCTCAGGGTCAGCAGCATCAGCGTATGCCAAGTCGAGGTGGTATCCGTCGGGCTGCTCGCGCGCCTTCATTATGCGGATGTGCTCACCTAGCTGCTTGAACGAGGCGTAATGCTCTCGCCATACGTACACACGATCCCAAGGGTCCACTTGGAACTCAATGGCTGCCATGGGGTTAGTGAAGCCCCAGTCGATCGCCATGTAGTTTGGCCAGTTAGGGTTGAACGTGTGCTTCTTGATGTGCAGCGTCGGATCGAACTCGCCGTAGATCTTGCCGAGGAACGAACCAAACTCGGCACCAAACTCCTGCTTGAACCACTCAGCTGCAGTCGTGGCCTCGATGAGCTTAATTTCGTCGTCCTGTCGCCCATTTGGGTAGACGAAGGGGTTCTCCCAGCTCGGGAAGCGCCAGCTCTCAAAATCTTTGAACGTGTCCTCACCATTGCGGGCGCGAATGCCGAGCATCCAAAGGTCGTACAGCCAATTGTAACCTTCTGGCGTCGTCACAAAGGTTGCCCAGCCGCGGTAGTCAGCTAGCGACGGTCGAATGTACTGCTCCCACGTCTCTCGCTTGTGCTTCGCTGCCTCGCTCATGATCACACCGTGCAAGCCGTCACCGACGAGTGTGTCGGGGTGCTGCGCTGACCTCACCTCAAGCCGCGTGCCCCACGGAAACTCGATGTACATCTCGCCACTGCGCTTGCTGTACGCCTTCTTCACGCGCTTGTCGCGGCCATACTTGAGCTTGACAATCAGGTCACGCCAAATGTAGCGAAACTCCTTCTCGCCAAGGTCGTAGGTGGGACCCACAATCCAGTAGCGCCGGTCAGGCACGTGCAGCTCAGGTTGGATGTCACGTGCAGCCATGCTCGACTTGCCAAAGCGTCGGCCGCAACAAGCAACCTTGAAGCGAGCCTGCGACTGGTGATACAGCCACTGCTTGGGGTGTGGCTTGTAACCAATCTTCTCGAAGTATGCAGCCTTGTCAATGACAAGTCTGTTCGTCACGATTCACCTCCTCAGGACTAATAGCTGACGTACACATTTACGGTGTCAGCGTTTGGATCAACCTTGCGATCGATGTTGGCGTACGTTTCACCGTGACGCCTAACGCGCACGGTCACAAGCTGCCCAGCGCCCAAGGCCGTAATCACTGCGGGCCGCCGCTTCACGTAAGCAGTGTTCCCACCTACGGTCTTCTGGATCAAAACAGCGCAGTGCCTGTTAACCTTACGCACCCACGGCATCCTTCACCGCCCTTCGCCATCCGGTCACCGTAACGTTGACAGCTGCTTTAGTTGTCAGCAGCTGTGCTGCAACTTCTTTGTACGGCAACGTCCTTGTCGCCTCGTACACGGCACTCTTGCGAGCGTAGCTAAGCACGCCTTGCGAGCGTGAGATCAGCGACGGTAACACCTTAGCACGCTCTAGCGGCGTCATGCCTCTCAGTGTCAACAACTCGTGCGCCAGCGCCTCCACGCTCTCGAGTGGATCCTTCGGGGCTACTATTCTGTGCCTTCGCATCGCCCTCACCCACTGGTTGCTACCATCCTGTTACGGTGCCAAGCGCGCGGCTTACCGCTTGAAGTACACGTTGGTGCTACCGGCGCCGCGCAACGCTGTCGCCTTGATGGCCGTCACGCCAACCTTACCGCCCGTCAGACCCTTCGTAGGGTTGAGCAAACCAACACGGCCGTCGGCGGTCGGCAACGCACCCGAAGGCGTGATCGCGCCAGTGTCGTCCCACGTCCCAGCCACACCTGGCGTCACGTACGCCAAGAGCTGCTCGGATGCCCCCACGCGACCGTACACGCCGAAGCGGCTCGTTGCCGTCGCGTTCGGGAAGGTGATCGTGCACTTGTTCGTCGTACCGGCGCCAACGACGGTGGTTTTCGCAGCTACCGGGACACTTTCCACACCGTTCACGACGTTGGTAATGCGGTAGGAATACGTCGCAGCCGTCAGCGTGCCGCCCGTACCACTGTTGGCAACGGTGAAGTCGGCGCTCGCAGGTACAGCGGGCTGCAGCTGTGTCACCAAAGCGTTGAACGTCTCACCGCGTCCGTTGCGGAATTGTACCGTATCGCCAACGGCTGCTGTCTTCAAGCCCATTTGTGCCTCCCGCTACTATGGCATTTAAGGTTGTAAATGCTCATTGATCTCAATGAGCGGCCCTTGCGCTTCGTACACGTCCCCGCAGGGCGTTTATTTGTTGCCTAGTCCTCTTTGGGTGTAGAGGGGGCGTTGGCGTTGGGGTGAGGCTGTAGCACGGAGCGTGTGACCTGACGGCCAGCTTGACGCTCTGCTGCAGCCGGCTCTCGGATGACCGTCGTGCCGTACACGCCGTCCCAAGGAGCGGCGTTCTCGTCGCTGCCAGTGAGACCGCGTTCAGCAACGCGGCCCATGACGCGGTCGACGACGTACTTGGAAGCGTCGAGTCGAACGCGCTCGTTCTCAGCGTTGAGGCTGAGGTTGACGATCTGCTGCGCGGCATCGGGTGCAGAGTCCTTGAAGATCTGCTCTGCGGTTCGCGTGGGCGAGGCAAGGGAGAGAGCCGTCGCGGCAGCAAGGGTCTCAAACTGGGCGTCTGTGTCTTCAGACGTCCAGTCAGGGTTGCGCTCGATCGCCATGACGGGCCTCTTTCCGTAGCCGGTAGTATAAGCTAATTATACAGGAAGACATATGGCTGGACGCACTACACATGTATATACCTGTAACACAAGCTTGCATAATTGATCATGTTCGTTCTTTGCCTTGCACCCATTATACCGCAGGGGGCGTACGGATCTTGAAAAAAGATTATATAATATAGTTATCAAGTGATGAATTGATAAATGAATTAAGAGATTAATCGATTAGTCGATTAATGAATTTATCGATTAACTGCTTGAGCTGCTCAATAACTTAATTCGTACATTGATAAATTAATATAGCGCTAGAGCTAGATCATCTTGATGATCTCTTGATCCGTAGAGAGATATATCGATAATCGATATCCTGCTGATGTATCAGGCGATTAGGAGATCAGGATGAAGAAGATCTGCGTAACCGATGCGATTAAGCTGATAGAGCCGATCGCGCATGATGAGGTAGCTATGTCGATCATCGACATGACCCACTCGATCGTAACGAGCGGAGCTACTTGCGAGATGGAGCATTGTAGCGATCGTAAAGCTAAGGCGATTAAGAACTAGAGCCGCTGCATCGGATCGAGAGATCATCAAGATGATCTAGCTCAGGTACTAGAGCTGCTTCAGCTGCTCGAGCTACTTATCCATCAAGGATCGGAGAGATTAAGATGGCTAAGCGTTCCAGCAAGCAAGCGATCATGACCAAGCAATCGAGCGCGTATCGATCTGATCGGATCAATACGCAAGCGATTCATCGGATCGATGGCTCAAGCAAGCGAGAAGTAAGTCGATCGTCGATCCCAGCGCTCAGGAGCTGGTCGATCGGTCAGCGATTCGTTACCGAAGCTGAGAAAGACGCTCAAGCGGAAAAGCAGATGAATCCATATGGTTGGTCCAAGCGACTTAACCCGATCTGCTCGAGCTGCTACATTCAGAAAGCGCTCAACGGCTCATGTAACTGCAGTTAGCTAAGTTACAGTAGCTTGAGCAGCTCAAACAGCTCTAGTGCCAAAGCTGCGTAGTACATTGATCTGTAGAGATCAATCCTGATGATCCTGATCCTCGATTGGGCGGTTAAGCAACCCTGTCCTAGCGATAGAGCATCCCAAACGCTTATCCTGCCATAATCGAAGGAGATTGAGATGAACGAGACGACCAACGCGATCAACGACCAGGACATCTACGACGAGGCGGCGGCTGTCGCGATCGAGGAGATGGACTTGCCCGAGTCGATCGAGGCCGAGGTTGAGGACGATGAGCAAGTCGAGCTGACGCTCGAGGCGATCGTCGATCAGATCCTCGACGCGAGCAAGCTGACCGAGTTCACGATGTACCAGGTCGCGAAGGTCCTGAACGCGACGCTCGAGGCGATCGACGCGACCAAGGGATTCGACGAGCAGGGCGAGCCGCTCGCCTACCGCGTCCGGCCCCAGATGGTCTACCAGTACAACAAGAACAAGCTGGTTGCCAAGAGCGCTTCGACGGGCAAGGGGATCCAGTTGACCGGGCCGGCTACGCTGGCTCAGGCGCGGGCATTCATCATCCGCTTCAGCGCCAAGTTCGTCAAGTGATCATCAGCTAGATCGGCACAAGCTGATCTAGCAACCAGAGCCGTCCAATCGAGGTTCTGGATCATCAGGATATAGGACTTAGTCGGCCTCAGTCGCCTCGGCAGTCAAGCATCGAAGAGATGGAGACGACCATGGCCCGAGAGATCAAGTTTACCGTAACGCTTACGCTAGCCGACGACGACCCGCGTGACCAGGCGGCGCTCGTCCAGCAAGTCGACGACGCAGTCAGCGACGGAGTCGATCAGTGGTACGCCGTCGCCGTCGAGCCGGTCGTCCCAGACCAGCCGGCCGGCATGCGCAAGTTCGTTGCCGAGCCGAACTACGTCGAGCAGGTCTTCCTGGAGCTCGAGCGTCAGACGCCGAACGCTCCAGAGGACTGGGACGACGAGAGCGTTCAGGAGGTAGCTAACTACCTCGACGCGAACGGCTGGGCGACCGAGTATCTAGGCGAGCTGGACACTATATACGCCATGTACGACCTGACCAAGTGGACCAGAGGGAACAACAGCTAACCTGACCGAGGCGCCGAGGCGGCCGAAGTCGACTAAGTCCTAGCTGATAGAGCGCTGAAGCGGCTCGGGCGGCTACCGCAACAAATCCCCACAGGGCGTTGATCCTTGGCGATCCGGTCCCTGTGGTCAGATCACTCAAGCATCGAAGAGATGGAGTCGATTGTGGATATAGCCGAGCGAGTCAATAGGGACGGAAGCGCGTTGCTCCGATGGATGATGGCTCACATGATCCAGGACAACATTGAGACCCAAGCGATTGACGATCAGGAGACTAGGGAGTTCGAGGAGCAGGTCAACGAGATGGCTTACGACGGCCTTCTCTACTTGGTCCTCAAGTGGCAGGAGCGCGACGGACGCGACCACGCTGCGATGATCGAGATCGCCGAGCTAGCAGGCCCAGAGATGCTGGGCGAGATAGGCAAGGCGATGGATCGCCACCGTAGCCGAGCTGCTCAACTGATGTAGTACTGGCCGTCCGAGTCGCTCCAACGCTCTATCAGCCGGTGGGTTTATGTACCTGCTCGATGCCTGCTCAGGCACCCGGGGCACCCGTCTGCGCATTGATCTGATCGACCAGTCTGCGCAGGTCTTGATCGTCTCGGACGTCTGCGTACAGGGGGCTAACGAGGGCTCATATCCTAGCCCTCGCTCGTCCGATCAGCGAGGAGGAACATCATGCAGCGTATCCGAACACGCGTATGGGGCGCAGGCGTATGGTCTGTGGGGCCTATCCTGATCGCGTTGGGTCTTATGCTTATGGCGACGGGGTTCCACGATGCCGCCATGCCCGAAGATCTGACCACGGTGTGGATGTGCCATCACATGGGCAACAACGAATGCGGGTCCGAAACGTCGTGGATTCAGCTCAACCCAACCAACCTGCTCTACAACTGGGACATGGTTTACAGCTACTGGTTTGGCGCGTAACCGTCAATCAGGACGTTTAGACTTCCTATTATATTATAGGCCCTTGGGGTTCCAGCATCGAGCGGGTACATAAGTCCACCGTGAATAGCTATGAGCGATTAGTTCGATTGTAACACAAAGCCTCATTGGTGTCAGTAATTACGGTGTTGGTTTGCAGTCGGAGTAACCTTTATGCTAATAATATAAACGAGGGCTTGTTTAACGAGGAACACAACACAATCATAGTGGTGATACACTTAGGTAAGGACTATATACTATATACTATATTATACTATACATAATTTAGAGAGATACCTCAAGTACCAACTCAACCTACACCCGCACGATCCGATCATCACGACACGAGAAGACTTCGCTAGGAACACCCAGGTAAACGCTAGACGTCAGTTAGACTCCAATCGCACCCTTGTGGACCTCTAGGGGTCTTGTGGTATAATAGTATTAAGCCACAACGCAACGCAACACAAGGAGTAACCAGTGGAAGCACCCTCACGCAAACGAACATGTGCTGACTGCTCAGGGCCACGTGAAGCTGACTCAACCTACTACTCGTACTGCAAGAGCTGCGGTCGCAAGAGACAGCGTGATAGATACCGAGCAGTACGTGCTGCAGCGGGAATGACGGTAGTGTCACGGATCGACGACGGAGTACATGAAGACAGACGTACGTACCTGCTCAGGTCCAGCAACAAGCCCGGACCATGCGAACTATGTGGGCAGCCTGAACCAGACGGCCTCAGGCTGCTGTACGAAGGTGATCCGACCGATGATCCCTTCGCACCGACAGTCCCACCACAACTCTACGCCGTGGCGTGTAGGGAGTGTCACAGGTTGCTCCACAGTGTTAACGCACTGGAGCTGCGCAAGCTTGTCCTGATAGCTCATTACCTTGACAAGCATCGCACACCAAGAGAGCGTGTGCTGCCAGACTACATGCCGAACAAAAACGCACCGCAAAACGCCACAGC